ATCTATAGTAGTTATATTTGTTAAATCGGAAATAAAATTATAAGCTAATTCTAAATCCATTTGTTTATATTGGTGTTATTTCTTTATTTCATTTATTATTTTATAATATTTCTTTATTTCAATTTTAATTTATTTCTATTCAATATTTCTAAGTAATCATTTTGTAATTCATGTGTTAATTCATTATCTGGTTCAGATTTATTAGGTATAAATTTGATCATAATATTTATAATATACATAATTATTTTAACTTTGCATTCTAGATAAAATTTATTTATTATTGGAATTTTAAGTATTATATTAAATCCAGCAAATACTACATAGCTAATTTTATTTTCTATAAATACAATTATTGATAAATTATTTAATAACGCATGAACAGTCATAAGTTGTTTGTTTTTAAATAAAATTAATATACATAACAAATATGTTATTGGTGCTAATATAAATGATACTAGTAAATTAAATTGTAATAGATATATCCAAAATAATAAAAATAATATTATAGGAAAGAATATAACTATCATTTGTATAAATTGAAAAATGAATTATTATTTATATAAACATTAATTCTTATATACTAATAAGAGAGTATCTTGCTCAAAATGGATTCATCTATAACTAAAATAACAGAAATAAATAAAGATACTATTTTTAGATTACTAGATTGTTATTATGCTAGTGAGCCTTTGTATAAATTTCAACATGATTCATATGATCAATTCATTAATGATATAGTATTACCAACATTAGCAGAAAGTCCAAATATAATATCTGAAAATGTACAGCAAAATAAAATATATAGACATCGTCTTAAATTTTCTGATATATCATTAAAACCACCAGTTAATGAAATTGATGACGAATTGATATTTCCGGAAGATGCTAGAATTAAACATTTATCATATTCTGGTAAATTAATTGCACATGTTAAACAATATTTAGATATTGTAGATTGTCAAACTGGAGTAACTACAAGTAAGATAATTGCAGAAGATAAAGAAGTACCAATTGCTCGTATACCGATTATGGTAAAATCAAGATATTGTAATACTATTTTAAGACCTGATATTCAAAATACAGAATGTCAATTTGATCCAGGATGTTATTTCATTGTTGGATCAAGTGGAACAATTGGTGAAAGAGTAATTTTAACGCATGAACGAATTTGTGAAAATAAACCAATTGTAACTACGAAAAGAGATCCTAGTTATAAAAAAGGAAAATTTTATCAGGTTCAAATTAATTCAAAGACACCGGATATTTTAGGTATTGTAAATGTATTTACTTTGCGTATGAATAAGAATGATACGATTATGTGTTTAACAAGACAATTTGCAGAAATACCATTATTTGTATTATTTCGTGCAATGGGAATTATGTCAGACAGTGATATTATAAAATGTTGTACATATGATGAGTTTGATGTTGATATGATAAATGTACTGCGATATTCATTAGATGATGGATTATATGCAAAGATAAATGATGAATCGAAACCAAAAGAAATTCGTACACAAGAAGATGCAGTGAATTTTTTAATGTTACGATTAAAAAATATTAAGAAATATAGTGAAACTGATATGGTAATGCGAGATATGCAAAAGAAGATACATGTCATGAAAATATTAGAGAATGAATTATTACCGCATGTAACAGGTAGTTTATATAATAAAGGTTGTTATTTAGGATATATGGTAAATAAATTATTATCATGTTATTTAGGACGTATTGATGAAGATGATAGAGATTCATATGTTAATAAACGATTATGGTTACCAGGTGTATTATTAGGACAATTATTTAAACAATTTTATCAAAAAATGATTAATAACATTACAAAGTTTTTTAAGAAGAAAAACAATGATGATAATAATCCAATTAAAATTATAAATCAAATAAAACCTAGTATTATAGAAGATGGATTAAAATCTGCATTATTAACTGGTACTTGGTCAGCTAGATTTAAGGGTGTTGCTCAATTATTACAGCGTATATCTTATTTGCAAACGATATCAAATTATAGAAGAATTATTACACCATCGCCTGATGCATCAAATAATAAAATTACTACTATGCGTCAAGTCAATAATATTCAATTAGGATTTGTATGTGTTACAGGCAATACACTTATTACAATGGCAGATAATAGTAAAAAAATAATTAAAAATGTTAAAAATGGAGATAGGATTATGTCATTTAATATGAATACAAATACATTAGTAAAATCAACCGTATCTAATTATTTTGAAATTATGTCTGAAAATTTGTTAAAAATTTCTACTATTGATGGAAGAGTAATTAAATGTACGAATGATCACCCAATATTAATATTTGATCATTATACAAATACATATATATATATTAATGCACAACATTTATCAGTTAGAGATCGAATTGTAGTAGTTTGTAATAATAATGAAGAATATGATAAATATATTACATTTATGACAAGTGTATTACAAACAGAAGGATATACATTTGATATGTATAAAAATAAGTATATGATTAAAGATGGTATATGGGGAATTCCAATTAATGGTAAAGTGAGTATTGAAAATGAGTTAGTATATGACTTTACTGCAGATTGTGAACATCATAATTTTATTGCAAATGATATGGTTACTCATAATTGTGTTGTAGAAACACCTGAAGGTCAAAAAATTGGTCTTCAGAAAGGAATGGCATTAACAGCTACGCCAACAATGACATTGTATTCACAAATTTCAATTATTAAAAAGTTATTAGAAAATAATATGTTAGAATTAAGTAGTGTATTACCTCATCAATATAAACAATTTGTAAAAGTATTTTTGAATGGTGATTGGATAGGTATGACAGATAATGCACCAAAATTGCATGCATATTTATTAGAAAAAAGAAAAGCACAAGAAATTGATTATACAGTTAGTATTATGTTAAATTATACTACAAAAGAATTAAAAATTTATTGTGATGGTGGAAGATTAGTTCGACCATTATTAAAAGTAAAAGATAATGAATTATTATTAAAACCTGAAATGTTAAATGATATTGATATTAAGGATGTTACAGGTAAAAAAATAACAAAATTCAATGATTTTCTTACAAAATATCCTGATGTTATTGATTTTGTTGATGTTGAAACAACTGAATCAACTATGATTTCAATGACTTATAAAGATTTAGCAAATGAAAGAAATAAATTAATGACACCTATAAAACAAAGTGATTTACATATTACAGGTGATCCTGTAAATAGGTATAATGATAAAATATATGTGAAATATACACATTGTGAAATACATCCATCAATGATGTTAGGTAGTATTTCAGCAAATGTTCCATATTGTAATCACAATTATGGAAATCGTAATATTCTATTTTATTCCCAATCAAGACATGCAATTGGTACATATGCAACAAATTATAGATATAGAACTGATATTTCGTTTTTATTGTATCATCCACAAGTGCCTCTTGTTGTAACTAAAATATCAAAATGGTTAAATACGGAAGATATTCCTGCAGGTGAAAATTGTATTGTTGCAATTATGTGTTATACAGGATTTAATCAAGAAGATTCTAAATTAGTAAATAAAAGTGCAGTTGATCGAGGATTATTACGAGCAACTGCACTAATGAAAAAAGATGATAGCATTGAAAAGAATCCAACAACATCTCAAGATGATATATTTATGAGACCTGATAGAAGTAAGACTATTGGTATGAAAGATGCAAATTACGATAAATTAAATGAAAAAGGATATATTCCTGAAGAAACAATTGTAACAAATAATGATGTATTAATTGGTAAAGTATCACCTATTCAAAAAGATGAAAGTAATAAAGTATATCGTGATGAAAGTAATGTATATAGATCTACAGTACCTGCTACAGTAGATAAAGTATATACAGTATATAATGGTGACGGATATGAAATGTACAATATGCGTCTTCGTAGTGAACGAGTGATACAAATTGGAGATAAATTATGCCTGACTCCTGATCACGATGTATTAACAAAAAATAGAGGTTGGATACCAATTTCAGAAGTAACAATGAATGATATGATAGCACAATTAAATCATGTAAATAATCTTATGGAATATGTCAATCCAATTGAATTATTTGATTATGATCATAATGAAGATACATATGAAGTAGAAAATCAGGATATTAGTCTTCATACAACATTGAATCATAGAATGTGGGTACAATATGAAGATAAATCATACTTTGAATTATTGCATGCAGATAAAATTTTTGGAAAACGAGTTAAGTATCAATGTAATGGAAGAATTGATTATTCAGATGAAACAGTTACAATTGAAAATGAAGAATATATGGATAATAAATTAGATGCATTACTTACTATAATTGGTATATGGTTAATCGAAAATGGTACTATAGAAATTGATGGTTGTATACAAAAATTTGAACTAGAAATAAATAATGTTCGAATTCAAGAAGAATTAATAGATGCATGTACTACATTAAATTGGAAATATACAACTACTCATATTAAATTCTGTATTATAAATTCAAAGATAATCAGATATTTGAATGAATATATTAATAATAAAACTATGCCATCGTGGATATTTAATTTGAGTGCAAGACAAGCAAGAGTCTTTTTGAATACTGCATCATTAAATAAAGAAAAATCGAATACATTTTATTGTATTACGAATTCTATTAATTTGCGAGATCAATTACAAATATTATGTCAGCATGCAGGATATTCATCTACGTATGAAGAATATATAAGTAAATCAATATGGAAAATTAATATTAAAGTGTTAAATTTATATCCTGCTATAAATCATGGTCATAAAAATGAACAACAACAACAATATGAATGTGTAAAACATTATGTAGGTAAAATGTATTGTGTAAGTGTACCTAGTGAAGTATTTTTAGTACGACGGAAAGGAAAGATTGTATGGACAGGTAATTCTACACGCCATGGTCAAAAAGGTACAACAGGTGCATTATTAACATCATGTGATATGCCATTTACTGCATCAGGTATTCAACCTGATATTATTATGAATCCGAATGCAATTCCGTCACGTATGACGATTGCACAATTATTAGAAGCAATTTTTAGTAAAGTCGGTGCATTAGAATGTAATTATGTCGATGGTACACCATTTCAAGATAATACAAATATTGAAGATGCAAATGAAGTATTAAAAAAGTATGGATTTGAAGATTATGGATTAGAAACAATGTATAGTGGTATTACAGGTGAAAAGATGGAAGCTCGTATATTTATTTGTCCGACATATTACTTGCGATTGAAACATTTAGCTATGGATAAAATTCATGCCCGTGCATCTGGTCCTAAACAAATATTGACTCGTCAACCACCTGATGGTCGTGCAAGAGATGGTGGATTAAGATGGGGTGAAATGGAACGTGATGTAGGTATTGCACATGGATCTGCATTCTTATTGAGAGAAAAATTATTAGAAGCATCAGATAAATATACAGCATATATTTGTAACATTTGTGGTATGTTTGCAAATAAAATATTAAAAAAAGATGTATATCATTGTCCCAATTGTAAAAATTCAACACGAATTAGTAAAATTGTATTACCATATGCATTTAAATTATTAATGCAAGAATTAATGAGTATTGAAGTCTTACCTAGATTGAAGATCCAAGAAAATGAATATACAAATTAAAATTGAAAATTTAATAGTTTATATAATACATTATAAACTATTAAATCAATCTACACACAAAAATGTCTTGTGCAAAGATATCGCCTGAAAAGTTTAACGAGCACATGAAGAATGTGTGTCTTGAACATGCAAGAAAAGATTATGCACGTGCAATTGATATTGCAAACCAAGAACGGTTAAAAGGTAATACTCAATGGAGTAGTATGATTATGGCATCTGCAATATCATATTATTCTTTAAGATTAAAAGATGTTGCAGATGGTGTATACGAGAAATAAATATATTTTTTTAGACAATAATTTATTTAGCAATTAAATATATAAAAATTGAAAAATAAATATATTATATAATAGTAGTAATTATTTTAATTACATTAAATATGGATACAATTACTAATTTGGCATCTATTCATTTTAATTTATCTAATATTAAATCATCAAATGTGACAACATCTGAACCAATTAAGATGCCAAAAACATGTCAACATGGTGAATGTAAATATAAATTAAAAATTAGTGATTTTTCTTGTAAATGTAACAAGTTTTATTGTTCAAAACATAGACATTTTAATGATCATTCATGTGATTATGATTATAAATTAAATGGAAATAAACAATTAGAAAAACAATTAGTAAAAGTAAATGGAGATAAATTATCTGAAAAAATTTAACTTAAAGATATATATATAGATAATATTGAAAAGAACCAAATATTTATTAAAATATCTGGTTCCTTAGCTCAGATGGTTAGAGCGTTCGGCTGTTATTATGACAATTGATCATAATTGATACCGGGAGGTCACAAGTTCAATCCTTGTAGGAACCGTAAATTAATTTATTATTGTAATTAATAATAAATTAAAAAAATTGAAAAATTAATAACTTAATATATTCATTAACTTTAGGGTAAGAACAATTCTAAGCTACAACAGCTCTAGCTCAACACGTAAAATGCAGGGATTTTACATTGGAATTTTGGCAGGCATCATCTTGTCTTTGTCCATTGTGTTTATGTGGGCAGAGACTTCACGAAGCAAGACGCAGATCGTTAAAGAACGCCATCAAGCGGCGTCACTACAAGAAATGACGGAGAGGGAACTCCGTTATTGGCAAAGGCTTTCAGAAAACGAGTGTCACGAGAGAAAAATTGTCCAAGAGCAGTTAAGTGATCTCAACATTCTGTATATGCAATTACAAGGTGAATTGGAGCGAACACAGGATCGATTAGCGAATGCTGAACAGCGTGTTATTAGTACTACACAAGAACTGAAAATCGTGCAACAGCAGTTAGCACGAGCTGATGGGCTATTGGTTACTTATATGTAGTATTGGTACTCTTAATTTACATTACTAAAAAATTGAAAAAATATTTGTTTAGAATGTCCATTAACTTTAGGGTAAGAAAAGCATAGAAGAACATACAAGCAACAAAATGCCAAAGGTTATTCAATGGGTTAAGCAAGGGAACAGCATGATCCCAGTGTACGAGGGACAGGAGCTTGTGTATGATGCGTCGAAGGGAGCGTATCATATCAGAAACAAGCCTGTTCACCGTGTGCACTTTGTGGTGCAGACACCTGCACCAGTGTACCAGGTGCAAACATCTGTGAGCCAGAGACAACTACCTGTAATTCCTGCACACAACATTATCCACCCACTTGCACTCCTGACTAGGAGATAATTTATTTATTTTTGATCAACTTCAATTTGATCTACTAATGGTATTTCTACATTAATAGGTATACTTTGATCAATAGATGGTGTTTCTATAGGAATAGGTATTTGAGCAACTGAAGGTGTTTCTATATTAACAGGTATTTGAGCAACGGAAGGTGTTTCTATATTAACAGGTACATTTTGATTTACAGTTGTGTTGGCTGTATTTGTATTTTTACTATGAAAACATGAATAAATAACTTGTTTTATTATTTTCCATTGAATAGACAATAAATTAGTTACTACTTGATATCGTTCTTTTTCCCATATTCTAGATTTTAATATTGCAAATATAAACAAACCAATTGTAAGTATATGCATTTCTCTAGATGTTACATTATAAACAGGTTTAATTAATTTACCCATAAACGTATCATTTGATTTTTTTCCTCTTAATTTACTTTCTATTATTGTTAATACACATGTATCATTATTTGTATACCAATGTAACATTATAAAAAATGAAATATAACAATAATACATTAATGCTAATGGATGATCAGTTACAAATGGTGTAACAGTCATAAATAATATTAATAAGAAATGTAGACCTGCTATAATATTAGCTAATAATTGCATATGATTAATATATAATTAAATAATAAAAATTAACCATATAATAAAAAATTAAAGACTTAGATATTTTTATGTAAAAATTGAATATATAAAGTGTTAGATATAAATTTAAAGATATAAATATAAATTGATTATAAAATGGAATCTTCAAATAATGACTTTATACCTGATGAAATTGATACATATGAAAGTTTTGATATTATGAATTTAAAAGATGAAATATTACGAGGTATTTATGCCTATGGTTTTGAAAAACCATCGCCTATTCAACAAAAAGCAATTATACCAATTATTCAAAAAAAAGATATTATTGCACAAGCACAATCTGGAACTGGTAAAACAGGAACATTTACTATTTCTATTTTACAGAGAATTAATTTTGATGAGGTAAATACACAAGCATTAATTATTGTACCTACCCGTGAGTTAGCACAACAAATTCAAAAAGTAATATCAAGCATTTCTATATATTGTAAAATTAAAGTAATGTCTGTAATTGGTGGTACAGATGTACGTACAGATATGAATATATTAAAAGATGGTGTTCATATTGTAGTAGGTACACCAGGACGAATATATGATATGATTAATCGTGAAGTACTTAAACTAGATAAATTAAAAATGTTAATTTTAGATGAAGCAGATCAAATGTTAGACCGAGGATTTAAAGATCAGATTTATGAAATTTTTAGGAAAGGTCTACCTAATTCAACACAAGTTGCATTATTTTCTGCAACATGGACAAAAGAATCTCAAGAGATTGCAAATAAATTTATGAATAATCCTACAAAAATTATGGTTACAAAAGAAAAATTAACATTGGAAGGTATTAAACAATATAAAATTTTACTTAAAAAAGAGGAGTATAAATTTAGTGCATTATATGATTTATACAAAGCTATATCAATTAATCAATCTATTATTTACTGTAATAATCGTAAGAAAGTAGAAGATTTAGTAGCAAATCTAGCTGAACAAAAAATATCGATGGTATGTTTACATGGAGATATGCCACAATCAGAGCGTGAAAAAATTATGAAAGATTTTGCATCTGGTTCTGCGAGAATTTTAATTACAACTGATTTACTTGCACGTGGAATTGATGTACAACAATTATCATTGGTAATTAACTATGATATTCCAAACAATCGTGAAAATTACATTCATCGTATTGGTCGAACTGGTCGATTCGGACGTAAGGGTGTTGCGTTGAATTTTATTACAGAGAAAGATGAATCATTAATAAATGATATTGAACAATTCTACAATACATCTATTAGTGAATTACCAGATAATATTGATGTATTATTAGATGTGTAAAAATAACATTTTTTTATTAAAAATTTTATATAATAATTATTATATAAAATTTTATAATTAAATACGACCTAAAATACCTCTTGCACCTTCTGCAGCTAATACTGGATTTAATTCATTATGTGTTACTAAATAAAAAGAATAAT